GGCACGCAAGGCTGGTATATTTCTACCGAACCTACAATCGTGCAGTTACTGCGGACTAAAGCAGCACTGCCAATTCACAAAGGAATAATAAATGGCAACAGAAGACTGGAAGTTGCAAGTCTCTTACAAGACTAGCAATGGAGATATGATTAACGTTCGTGCCAATACGGCAGATGAACTATCAGTACTGCTTGAAGGTGTATCAGATTACTCTACACAGATTGCAGCAACAGCACGTATGCTTAATGGTGCAGCAGTGGTATCCCCTTTGGCGACCACTATTTCAACTCCCGCCACCGCGCCAGAGAGTACCTTCGCACCCTTCCAGGGTCAGGTTCCATCCGCTACGGGACCGACGTGTACACACGGGGCACGCAAGTTCCTATCGGGAGTCTCGAAAAAGAACGGCAAGCCTTACGCGATGTGGGTTTGCCCTCAACCTCAGGGAATGGACCAATGCTCACCAGTCAACGGCTAGACCTTGACATCTAAATAAGAATTGGTAGAGGGGTAGTCAGACGGGGAAGGTGATTGCTCCTCTACCAACTTAAGACGGGAGAACAAATGAGAACTTTAGTAAGAAGTGTAGGCAGAGCAGACATTGGCGGAGAACCATTGCCCTCTGTATTTAGAGCGTTCGATAGCAATAAAATTATTATTCGCAGAGCAGAAGTAACTATGCTCGCTGGCACTCCAGGTGTCGGAAAGTCCACTCTAGCACTGGCTTTAGCACTTAAGACGCGAGTTCCTTGTCTGTATATTTCTGCAGATACCAACGCACACACTATGGCTATGCGTCTTGCATCAATGATTAGCGGTAAGAATCAGACTGACGTTGAGTACTTAATGAATAAAGATACTGGCTGGACCAAAGCGATACTACAGAAGAGTAGTCATATTGTCTGGTCATTTGAATCTTCACCTAGTCTTCAAGATATTGATGAAGAGGTGCAAGCATTTGAGGAACTGTGGGGCTGTCCTCCTACAGCAATCTATGTAGATAACTTGATGGACATTGCAACTGATGGAGGAGAAGAGTTTGCCTCTATGCGTGCCATTATGAAGGAGTTGAAATATCTTGCTCGTGCGACTAACGCTGCTATTGTTGTTTTACATCATACTTCTGAGGCTGTGCCTGGTAACCCTTGCCAACCTCGTTCTGCCCTCCAAGGTAAGGTGGCACAACTTCCTGCACTTATCTGCACTCTGGGTGTTGTCGGTACTTCTATGGCTGTGGCCCCTGTAAAGAATAGATATGGGCGTGCCGATGCCAACGCAAACCTAACTTGTTGGCTATCATTTAACCCTGAGTATATGTATATCGAAGATATGCCAGAGAATGGATAAGAGATGTTAAGAGAAGAAGAAGACGACCTCACGCAAGAGATGCGTCAACTTGTAATGCAAAAAGTTAATGAAGAGTTAGTAAAGTTTATTAATAAAATAGAAGAAGCCAAGCCACCCATTACAGATGAGTGGAGCGAAGGCGTTAACGTTGGTATGAACTGGGCTATTCGTATCCTGAAAAAGGATAAGAGCGCATACTAAATGTGGGTTTATTCCTTAAGTCCGAATGAGGAAGCAACTGTAGTTGAGGTTGGATACCAACGACAGAAGCCATACTTCGGTGACCCTATTCGTAATATCAATTACTCTGAGGGAGACTTATGGGAAATGTGGCAACACGTGGTGTGTGCTGGTTCAGAGTTAGCATTCGCTCGAATGGTTGGCAAGAAAGATTTTATTCCACACTATAACAAATGGAAATCTGAATTAGATATACCTGATTTGGGTGAGGTTAGATATTCTTTTCCTCCAATAAGAGGGCTTCGTTATACAACAAGAGATGAAGATAGTTTAATTTATGTTCTAACTACTGGCGGTCTATGCAACAAGGAAAGGCGTGTCGGCCCAGACTGGAAGGGACCAGAGTACGCTGCAGTTGGTTGGATGTATGGCAAAGATTGCAAGAAAGATGAATGGAAGTATAATGAAAAGACTTGGTATGTTCCAATAGAAAGTCTTAATGAAATGGAGACACTACCAAATGGCATCACAGTCGCGCAAGCATAGAGGCTACCGCAGTCAGAAAGTTTTGGCTGAGTTTTTAGCGGTCAATGGTTTCCCATATGCGGAGTCTACTGGTGCTGGGCGTAGTGGTTCTGATGTTACTGGTACAGTAGGTATTGACTGGGAAGTAAAGGCCCGCACAGGATTTAATCCCGCTGCTGCTATCGCGCAATTGAAGGACAGAAGTAACAACAAAGACCTTGGTGTTGTAGTCTTAAGACTTAACGGACAGGGTGAGAAAAGTGTAGGCGATTGGGTTTGCCTACTGAGACTGGAGGACGCTGTGAATTTATTAAGAGAGGCTGGGTACGGTGATAGAAAATGACCTTCCAAGTATTAGAACAATCCTTGAACACTATGGAGCGAGAATTAGAAGCACTCACGGACAGGTCAACTTACGTTGTCCATTCCACTCTGACACACACCAGTCGGCAAGTGCGAACCTCGACAAGAACATCTTCATTTGTTTCGCTTGTGGAATGCAAGGTAACAGTATCCAAATCGTATGTCACAAGGAAGGGTTAAGATTCAATGAAGCAAAGCATTTCGCAGAAGGAATTACTGGAGAAGGCGACCCACAGGTACGCGGGAAACATCTCTCTGGCTCAAGACTACCTCGCAAGTCGGGGAATACCGCTGGAAGTAGCACGTCTGGCACAATTCGGCGTAGTCGTGGAGCCTGAAGCAGGACACGAAGCGATGCTGGGTAGGTTATCTATCCCTTACATTACAAAGACTGGCGTTGTTGATTTAAGATTTCGTGCATTAAACCCTGCAGTTGAACCTAAGTATATGGGTTTGACTGGAGCAGAAACCAGAATGTATAACGTGCTTGATGTCGAACGTGCAGGTGATTACATTGGCATATGCGAAGGAGAGATTGACACACTTACTTTATCTGGCATAGTGGGAATCCCTTGTGTTGGTGTGCCAGGTGCGAACAGTTGGAAGAAGCATTACACCAGATTGTTAGCGGACTTTGAAAGAGTATTTATATTTGCTGATGGCGACCAACCTGGAATGGAATTTGCTCGCAGTTTAGCCAGAGAATTACCAGTTACAATCATCCAACTACCTGACGGCACAGACGTGAACTCTATGTATGTGCAGGAAGGCTCTCAATACTTCCACCAGAAGGTGGGTACAAGTGAACTTTGAAGATGAACCCCCTCACAATTATTGCAATGAATGTGATGTGCAATTTGAGGATTCATTTCAACTCATTGACCACGTATTAGAGGACGATGATGAGTTTGACCCTTACTTGGTGCTACCAAATGGGATTAAGTTATTGCTCGGCTCGTTACTGAGGTACATATTTGCACACTCTGAAGAACCAGATAAGATAAAAGTTATAACTCAATCAACCTATGTGACATTGTTCGCTGCTGAGAATGGGTACGACCCATTGGAAGAGTTGATTGAAGAGATGGTGATTAAGTTAGAGTTACAGAACTTTGATGAAAACTTTAAGAAATTTATGGAAGAGGAAGATACTAATGGAGAAGGCGGAGCGTGAAGAGATATGGCAGATTATAACCCATCTGGTAGACCAAGGGCTGAACGTGAAGAGTTACACAATAGAAGGCCAAACCTTGAACGTTCTCCTAGCGATTCCGATTTTGAGCAAGCGGTAAGGGACACGATGAAAGAACTCGGCGACCTGCTGATAAGCAAGCACCACGACTACGGCCCAAAGAATATCTCTGACTCACCAGGTGGCCCGTTGAATGGACTGCGTGTACGTATGCACGACAAGACTGCACGGATTAACAACCTGATTGACAATGGTGGCACAGCACAGCACGAACCCTTAGAAGATTCCTTCAAAGACCTAGCAAACTATGGTATAATTGCCCTGTTAGTATTGCGAGGAAAGTGGGATAGATGAAAGAACAGGAACTTTTTGACTGGCTTAAGACAGAAAAGTTCCCCGACCTTGTTCACTCCCCAGAAATCTTTGATGGCTTTGACTGCACTTCGGCAGAGCATAAGATGTTTATTGAACTCAAGTCAAGGAAGACGCACTACTCTGAACTTTTAATTGAGAAGGCTAAGTATGATTTTCTCCTTGAAGAAGCAAGCAAACTAGAGTACGAACCTTGGTATATTAACCATACGCCTGAGGGTATCTGGGCTTTCTGTCTTAAGAAACAACCAGAGATAACTTGGACTGAGAAGTGGTTACCATTGACGACTGAGTTTGCTAATAAGAATAATAAGATGAAGGTTGTTGGCTTCCTCCCTGTAGATAACGGAGTGAAAATTAAATGATTGAATGGGAACGCATTGAACCTTGGCAGTATGTAGTTGATACTGTTGCAAAAGAATATAAGAAGCGTTTTCAGATGGTGGATATTGAAGACATTCGCCAGACTTTGTATGAGTGGTTTGCTGGGCACCCTAATAAACTTACTAACTGGGAAGAGATGGGTACTCGTAGTGCGAAGAACCTTATCTATCGCAGTCTGCGTAACCAAGCCCTCGACTATTGCCAAGAGTGGAAGGCTAACTCGTCAGGCTATGAGTCAAGCGATTTGTTTTATTATGAATCAGACTTGGTTGAAGCGTTGCTTCCTTCTGTCTTAAGAGGTGAAAAGAATATCACCCATAAGTTAGACCTTGGCAGGATTAGTGGTGGCTCTGCGCCCTCTGAAGGTGGTAACCTGCAAGCAATGATGATTGAGGTTGAGGCTGCTTACAACAAGTTGGCTAAGGAAGATAAGCAAGTACTGTTCCTTCGTTACGCTGAGTCAATGGACTATGAAACAATCGGTAAAGAGTTAGACCTTGGTACTGAAGACGCTGTTCGTATGCGTAACAATAGAATCTTACGCCGATTGATTCAAAAGATTGGTGGCTTTAAACCATTCTACGATACTGATGATGTGCCAGTAGCCTCTGAAGAATCTTCTTTAGAGTCATAGTTAATCTCCGCTGGGTCTACCCATAAATCTTCTGGGTAATCCTTATCTAACTCTGCGTGATGTAACTCGATAACTTCTTTCCAACTTTGTATTGTATTCATTCTATCCTCCTGTTGAGTAGAAACCTGTACCATTAAATTTAACTGCTGGTGCTGACCATACACGACTCATTGTGCTTTGGCAACAGATAGGTTCGGTGCTGTCGCCATACGCCCTCTGTATCTCCTGAGTCCCGCCACATTGGTTGCACTTATATTCATATGTTGGCATTATATTTCTCCATCTATTGGTGTTGGTGCTGTACTGATTGAGCCACAGTCCTTGCACTTCTGTCTTAAGTCATACCAACCAATTGTTCTATCCTCTTGTTCCCACATCACAGTAATTTCAAACATTAAACAACCGCAGATACAGGCCATAGTTGGTTCTCCAGTTAAGTCGAACATTTAATACCAGTTCCTGCGTTGAGAATGTTTCCACGCTTTGCAAGGTGTGTCATAACGGTGCTCGATATAGCGGTAGGCTCTGAGTATCTGTATTGCTGGGTCTTTGCTTTTCTCATTGAGCATTTGCGCTATACCGAAGGCACTACTTCCCTGCATATTCTTGGCTAAATGGTCGAACCTGCTTTCTTTAGTGAAGAGCAAGGTAATACATTTGCGCTGTGTCTTATCCCAATTCCAACCGACTTGGGCGAAGCGCATAGCAAGAGCCCTGTTCTGCTGCTTGTCTTCCCACGTTGCTTTAGTCTTAAGACGTGGCTTTATCACCACATCTACCGTAACTGTGTGGGTTATTGGGGCAAGGGAGGCAAGTAGAACAAGTCCAATGACCACGATTACTCGTTTTTTCATACACTAATTCTAGCAATTATCTTTCTGACATCACGTCTATGACGCTGCTCGTGTCGCACAGAATTATGTTTGTAGCCAAGGCCAGCCAATAACGCACGCTCGCCAGTCAATAGCCCGCCCCATACTGAGCCCACTCCACCGACACTTATAACATTTTCTTTCTCTAATCCTTGCTGTAAACATTGGGATTTAACTGGGCAGTCGTGGCAGATTTCAATTGCTTCTACACTTCTTAAGACGTGAAGTCTTTGCTCATCTACCAGCGTTGAGTTTTCGTAATGCCATAAGTCTGGGTCTGGATGTCCGTTGCAGAGTGCTTCTGCGTGCCACGTGCGGTTCATTTGACCTCGCTTAGGTGTACGACTGGCAGTACTGAGACAGCCTTGCCGTAGTCAATGTCTTCAAACTGAATGACCGAATAACTTTGCCGTTCATACAGCCATTCATCTTGCTTTTCTGCCTTAAGACTGTCCCAATTCTTTGGAAGGTCTTGGTCTTCAATGAACACGTTGATTACCCGCGTGCCTTTGATTTCATAACTGACTCTAAATTGTTTCATTGAAAAATCAACCCCCTAATTTCTTGGTTGTCTTCACAACCCTGGCAGACACTCTGTCCGTCCGAATCCTTGCCCCCACCACATCTATCACACTCATCTTCTGGGTCGTTTTCTAATTTTTCGACGTCATACCACATAGCACCTAAGTGCCCGTATATCTTTTTCATTTCTTCTCGTGCCTTAAGACCTAACTGAATGGCCTCTGCTTCATCTGTTGCGTCGTACTTGCCTTCGTCTACTATAACTCCGACTTGAATATAAAAGTTTGGCATTGTTTCCCTCCTCTATCCGTAAATTACTTTGCCGAACATTGCAACCTGCATAACTGCGTCTGCACATATGCAATCATATTTATCGAAATCAAACAAGTCCATATAGACCTGTTGATTAGCAATTGGTAGGGCCTTGGCTAAATCTTCAATACCAATAATCTTTGTAACCATACTTCCATCTTCGTCCTCGCCTGTGACTTCAATCTGACCGACAGTTTCCCAGTCAGCCTCTCCCACATACTCGGCCTCTGTAAAGTGGTCGCCAAAAGAGAATGGGCTAGAACCGAATACAGTACTCCATAATTCTTTTTCATCTACCTCGAACTCAATCTTAATCATTTGTATTCTCCTGTCTTAAGACACTCCTGTGCCGTGCCCCAACAATATCCTTCGCCACCTACATACCAAATATGGTTAATGAATTCATACCCTGCCCAGAGAAGTAGCAAGGTAAATGTGATTAGCGAGAAGAACATAAAGGCTTCGCCCCTTGGTGTTAGTTTCATAATAGTACCCCCATTATTTTTCCAGTTTTAATTGCATTGGCTGTGTCACAATCGTCACACAACCACTTATCTTTGTCAAGTTTATTCCACCATTGTGGCGTGTTTATTTCCCAACCGCATTGGTTACATATGCATTTCATTTTTATAAACCTCTTTCTGTGCGGGTAAGCATTCGACGCACCAAGCAAAATAGTGCCAGCGAACGTTGCCTTCTTTGTCAGCCCAAACAATATCGTCTTCATCAAAATCATCCAAGCATTTGTAACACGTGTACATTTGTGGCGTTACTTGCCTAGTTGCAAATGAGGCTAGAAAGGTTGCGCTATCTATGAGCGACGCCCAGTCCACGCTCTCGGAACTATCTTCCATCTTTATTCTCCTGTCTTAAGTGGTAATTGTGTGCTTACTTTTTCGCCTAGATATACATTGCTTGGGTCCCGCAATAATTCTGCTGCGGTTTGTAAATCGTAAAGCCCTCTGAACTTGCGCCCATAAGGGTCGGTCCCTTCGATGATGTGCAACATTTACTTTCCTGTCTTAAGTCGTAATTTATTTTGGATTACTTTTCTTGCCTTATAAAGAACACCCGCGAGGACCATAAGTCCAAGCAATTCCCAATCTATTGACACGTAAGCCCAATCTATTGAGAACATAAAGCCGTATTTGTCTAGTTCTATTTTCATTTTTATTCTCCTCCTGTCGGCGGGCTACCTTGCTCCGCTTCGACGTGCCCCGCTAGTGTCTCGCACACTTCGCCCCCTGTCAAGGGTGCGGGGCTGTCTATTTCTAGACTTTTCTTTTCTGTCTTAAGACTTACTCGGCCTCTGATTTGTCGAATAAGTACCCGCCCATTGCCACCCCTAAATTTGTGCGGATAACTAAGGTCCCGTACATATCCTCATAAACATCAGCGTTTGGCATATTTTCAATGACCCATTCTTTTAGGTCTTGGATTGTGTCTATCTCCTGTAAGCGCATTACTTCGCCCCTTTCTCGGCTATCATTTGGCCCGTTCTAATCCCTGCTATAAGGTTTCTTAGGGTGCGCTCTGCCTCGGCCTTAGTGCCTCCTAGGTAATCGCTAAACCCGCGAGGCTCCCAATGTCCTGAGCCGTATTTGCTCCCGCCTGTGAAGAAGATTCTATAAGCCCGCCCGTAGGTCTTGCTTCCCTCTTCTAAGGCTAGGTGAGGGCGTTTCATTGACTCGTAAACATCCTCGACATTTTCGCCCTCGAATAGTGGTTTCACCAACTCTTCAAGTACTGCCACCAATCGGTGCAAGTCTTCCATCTTTGTTTGCATTTTTTTCTCCTGTCTTAAGACGTGGCCTTGTTGCCCTGTCTCGTGCCTTGCTAGGTCGTGAACCTGTGCCGACTATATCGGGGCAAGGCGGGCCTGTCTAGGCCTTGAAGTTAATGTCTACTATTTCAACCTTGGCGACGTGCTCAATGTCCAAGGTCCCTTGAATTACGGCGTTAATCTTCTCCCAGCCCCAAGCCTCATAAGCGGGGAAGGATACGTGCCCGTCTTTACCTGTAACTTTTAGCGCGATTCCTGTTGGTTGTGACATTTTCTTTTCTCCTGTCTTAAGTCATAAGGCGAGAATTTCCCGCCTTACCGCGCCCCCGCTAGGTCTTGAACCTGCGCCCGCTTTAGGTGCGGGGGCTGTCCTTTCTAGTCTCTGGCCTCGAAGTCGTGATGGCAATTCTGGCACCTTGGGGCGCACATTTCAAGCACTTTTTTACTTAGGCGAATCTTCCCGCCACATCCACACTCGGCCACGAGGTTGTTCTTGTCGCGCCCTTTCTTGCCTTGTGCGGATTCTGTGTCGGCTGTGAGGGCTAGGCCAGCCTCAATGAGTGCCAAGGCCTCGCTCCATCGCTCCGCGCACTCGTCGCTCACTTCTGTGTTGCTCCACCCGATACGCTTGGCCTGTGTGATTGTGAGGCCTAGGGCCTCGGCTGTGGCCTTAAATTTCTTGTTGTGGTACCCGTCACCGCTCACACCTTGGATTCCATTCTGTAGGTCTAGGCTGTGCGCTGTCTCGTGTAGAAGTGTGCCAAGGATAGCGCGGGCCCCGCGTGTGAAATATTCTGCCGATACCATAATCTCGTGAAATGAATCCTCACCAGATACCCAAGGGCGGGCGTGTGTGAAGTGTCCCATCGTGTTGCCTGTCTTGCGTGTGACGAGAATGGTGGCGCGGGGTGCGCCTGTCTTTTCTTGGATGAGGGCGTGTGCAGATTCTAGGGCCTCGGTAATTATTGAGAGGTTTTCTGTCTTCTTGGTTGTTGTTTGCATTTCTTTCTTCTCCTGTCTTCACGTGTATTTCACGCTTATGTCTTAAGGGTAATGGATGGAATTCCAAGAGTCAAGCCTATTTGGGGTGTGTTTCGCGTCACACTCTGGCCCTCTGTCTTCCCCTTAATGGTTGAAGTTTCAACTATTCTTGGCCCGATATATCCCCCCCCAAATCTACAGGGCAGACAGTCACCCCAAGCATAAACGGGTCTACGGTCTCAATCCTTGCCCAAATATTCCACATTGCTAAAACTCTTCCGACTTTAAAATAGGTTTGAGTCTTAAGAAGTAAGGCCTAGAAATAAGAGTAACCCTCAGGTTGAGGTTGAGAGTCTAGGGCACACGAAAACCTGCGAGGGTTTGAGGGGGCATTGATTAAATCTGTCGCTATTATATTATATAT